CTTTAATCCTGCTTCTACTGTTCAGTTACGTTCCCTTCTTTTTGATACAATGGGTCTCAAGCCGACTGGAAAGAAAACTGGAACAGGAGCAATCTCAACGGATGCGGAAGTACTTAGAGAGCTCGGAACTCAATCCGAAGTTCCAGGACTTATCCTGGACTTACGTCAGCGATCCAAAATTAAAAATACTTACTTGGACAAAATCATACCGCAGCTGGATAGGGATGGCAGGCTACGTACGAATTTCAATCTTCATAGCACAACTAGTGGCCGCCTTAGTTCTAGTGGTAAACTTAATATGCAGCAGCTACCTAGGGATAACCCTTCTGTAAAAGGATGTATTAGGGCTGGATGGGGAAAGAGAATTGTTGCAATGGACTTAACTACGGCAGAAGTTTATGTTGCAGCAGTTTTAGCAGAAGATAAAGCACTTATGGAAGTGTTTCGATCACATGGAAATTTTCACAGTACAATTGCTAAGAAAGTATTTAAACTACCGTGTGAGGTAGAAGATGTAGATTCTCTCTACAAAGACAAAAGACAGGCCGCTAAAGCTGTTACTTTTGGTATTATGTATGGCGCAGGGCCAAAGAAGATCAGTGAACAAGTTACCAAAGATTCAGGCAACTATTTTAGTATGCAAGAAGCTAAAGAAGTAATTGATGATTACTTCCAAACTTTTCATAAGTTACGTTCTTGGATTGATAATAATAAGCGTTATATAGAACAAAATGGATTTATTTATAGTTTCTTTGGTAGAAAAAGGAGGTTACCAAATGTCAAATCTTCGGATGCAGGTATTAAGAGTCATAGCATTAGGTCTGGTCTTAATTTTTTGGTGCAGTCTGCTGCTTCTGACATTAATTTACTTGGAGCTATAGATATGCATAATTATATACAGGCGAATAGTATGAAATCTAAAATTTTCGCGCTTGTACACGACTCTATTCTTGCAGAAGTTCCAGATGAGGAAATTGATCATTATTCAGAACAACTGCAGAAGTGCGTACAGTTAGATAGAGGTCTTAAAATTTCAGGCGCTCCAATTGGATGTGACTTTGAAATTGGGGATGACTATTCAATGGGCAAATTTGAGAAGTTATATAATGAAAACTAAAAAAATTGAATTTAGTACAGAACATGGTACTTATACTTTAACTTGCCCCCCTAATGTGGATGTTTACAGTCTCTGTGAAACGGTAAAACAATCGACAGGAGCTAGTGAAATTAAAATTCATACCCAATACGAGACACTTGATGATTTATACGTACAAGGACGTTCTACGCGTAACCTTTCCGATATTCCAGCTTCCCAGCGACAACTGGAGCTGTTCTGACGGATTATTATTTATAGAAAATCAAATAGTAGATGACAGAAATATGCGGGGAGATTCCTTAGGAATAAGAAGGCTTCAAACCCCGCATAAAAATTTGTTACCCCTTAAGAAGTCTTTATTAAATCTTACTGGAATAATAAAACAAAATACACCTACTTTTATTGATTCAAATGGATTTCCTTTTATATATGAAAAGACTATATGGTGTAAGTTAAAATACTACAAAATTCGTAAAATAGAAAGAAAGGGTATTGCTTCTATATTGTGGTTACATGGAGTTACTACCCGCCATATTATAGCCCGTCCTCCTCATGGAGAAATGAAATGGGCGGGTGTGATACACTACAACGATGATCCTTGGCTGCTCTATGAGTATGCGGAGGAAAAACTAAAAGACAGTAAAAGGAAAGTATGAAAGCTGTAATAAGTAATAGAATTTACTTAGAGGTAACGGATAAATATAAAGAAGTTTTAAGTAAAGAACTAACTTATACGATTGCTTCATACAACCCGAAAGACCCGCCTTTAGTAATAAAGAATATGGCTCGGATTCGTGGCGGGTTGGTTACTATACCTGTAGGAAGAACGGATTTAATACCAGAGGACTACGAGATAGTAGATAGTCGAATAAACATGCCTGTCAAACTTCCCGAGTTTAAGCACGAATTACGACCCAGCCAGAAAGATGTTTATGATGAAGTCGAAGACAACTGTATAATTAACGCTTGGGTAAGCTGGGGAAAGACTTTCACGGGGTTGGCAATCGCAGGAAAACTCGGACAGAAAACCCTTGTTGTTGTACACACAGTACCGTTACGAAACCAGTGGACAAGAGAAGTAGAAAATGTATTTGGGTTTAAGCCTGGTATTATAGGCAGCGGAAAGTTTAATATATCCCCTCCTATTGTAATTGGGAATACGCAGAGTTTATACCGTAATATTCCCAAAGTTGCAAAAGAATTCGGAACAGTTATATTAGACGAGATGCACCATGTAAGTAGTCCAACTTTTTCCAAAGTTATTGACGCAAGTTATGCAAGATATAAGATTGGATTATCTGGCACTATTGAAAGAAAGGATGGCAAACATGTAGTCTTTCGAGATTACTTTGGAAGCAAAGTAATAAAACCACCGAAAGAAAACTATATGACACCTAAGGTTCATGTTTATCGCTCAGATATAAGATTTACGGACGGCGCTAAAACCCCGTGGGCTACAAAAGTCACCGAACTTTCTTATAATGAGGAATATTTACATAGTGTAGCTATGTTAGCAGCGTTTTATGCTGAAAAGAACGGACATAAAGTTTTAGTAGTAAGTGATAGAGTTCATTTTCTACAAACTTGTGCCGAACTTGCAGGGGATAAAGCAATATGTATTACAGGGGAGATACCACATGAAGAAAGAGAACCTCTTATGTCTAAAATTACAACTGGAGAAGCAAATATATTGTTTGGTACTCAAGCAATATTTTCAGAAGGTATCTCCTTGGACGACCTTAGTTGTCTGATTCTAGGCACACCAGTAAATAATGAACCCCTATTAACACAGTTGATAGGACGAGTAATAAGAAAGAAGGAGGGAAAAAAGACTCCTATAGTAATTGATATACATCTAAAAGGAAATACTGCAAGAAGACAGGCTTCCAATAGGATGGGGTACTACATGAAACAGGGCTATAAGATACAGGAACTATAAAAATAGTTCTTGACATATGTTTTATTTTTTGATATAATATTATTACAAATTCGGCAATACCGTTCGAATATACAATATGGAGGGTGCTTCTATGAAAGCCCAGCCAAGAGTACCACGAAAAATACTTCGATTAGGAGCTTTACAGTCTGGAAAAACAACTGGATCTGTAACAGAGAGTGTCAAAGAAAGTAACAAAGATTCAAATCTTGTAAATATTTTTATAGCACATAAGACAAATGTAAATAAGGATAATCAAGAGAAACATATTGAAAACCTTTATGGTGGAAAAGTAGAACTACTTAATACCTCGAGAGAAATAGCTACTTATACAGCCTTTCTAGAGAAGCGTAAAAATATGTTTAGTTCTAATTATCCAGTATGTATCTCATGTTTGGATCATCATACACAATTAGAGGCCGTACTAACTTTAACTGGTTTGCGTACTCCTAAACAATTTGATACTTATATTGATGAGTCAGATGCTATGGCTTTATTTCACGATAGAAAGGGTTCAGATGTAAGAAAGGACAATATAGTAAACTCTTTAATACAACATGAAACCATTCGTCATTTTAGTTGCTTAACAGCAACTCCATTTACAGAAATTGCTTCAAAATTATATTGGGACGATATAGTTATTGTAGAACCTGGAGCTAACTATAAAGGGCCAGATGACTGCAAAGTAACTAAAATTACTGAAGCAGCAATGAAAGATTTTAACAGAGGGATAATTTCTTATTCACTCGAAGAAATTTTTAAAGAGGAAGCAAAGCTTTTTAATACAGTTACTCTTGTTGCGACAAAAAGAAGTAATCCTTTGCATTATATACAGGCAGAGCTTATATCAGCCTTAGTAGGAGAAAAGTGTTTAGTTGCTGTATTGAACTCCGGTACAAAACAAAAATATTATGTTAATGGAAAAACACACTATGTTCCTACTAAACGAAACGGAGAGGGACAGTTAGAAGAGTTATTCGAAGTAGCAAAAGATTATAACAAATTGTTTGTTGTAGGGCATGATATGATAGGTCGAAGTGTAACACTTAAATCAGATAAGTTTCAAGAAATTTCTTCAATAATATTTTCATGCTCAGATGATACTTGCTTAGCTACTATGCTTCAAAGAATCGGCAGAGTTTGTGGATATCAAAAGAATGCTGGAACAATATTTACTGATAAAGACAAGTTATTACAACAAGGACTAATGCAGTACCCCGAGATGTTAAAACTAGCCGCACAGTACAAAGACCCAAACGAGAGGATGAAAGCTTTATTCCATAGCGTTCCTATATACTTTCCCAGAGTATTTGGACAAAAAAACAATGATGTAAAAGTAAAGTCTTCTTCCCGAACAGCCTCCGAAAGAGGAGTAGAGGCTGCCAAAGCAATACAACTAGGGTTCAATGTACTTAGCGAGCTTAAGGTAATAGAGTCTAAGAAGATACCACCGAAAGTATTAGAATCCCTTGAAGCAGGGGAAAAAGCAGTACAAGGTAGTGATACATATAACTATATTTTAAATCAGGACTATAGATCAAAAAGGATACTAAAGGCTGAAAATAAATTTACAAATATGGCCTTACCAAATGCCGCTATAGAAGATAATTATCGAGATACCTTATACTACTATGAAGGCAATACCCTACGAATTGTTGTACAGCCGAATAGGGACATTAGGCTCGACGTACCGTTTGCAGTACATAATATTTTTACTGGAAAAGTCGACTGTTACAGCCCTAAAGGAAAATTTAGAAGGTAAACTTTAAAAAAATAGTTCTTGACAAATGCTCTCTTTTTTGATATAATATGTTCTTGTATAATTGGAATAAAATCTTTACACAGTGTGAAGCTAACCCTGTGGAGATTGTTAGAGTCCTTAAAATGTTAGTGGAAAGGCAAATTCCCTACAATCGATACGATAAGATATACAAATATTCTGACGTCGATTTTAGAGGAGATTCTTTTCTAATACATCCTGATGTACTTTTATTCAATTCATACAAATATAGCTATAGGGACGTGTGCGTATACGTCGCTTTAGCTAGCAAACGCTCTTACGCTGAATATAGAGCGTTTGGCAAACGAACTCTGAGTATGTTACATTTACCAGAGGAACCAATACTTATGGAAGACTACAGTCTACTTTATATAGAAGATGAAGAAGTTCATTTTGTATACGAAGAAGACCCTATGGAGAAACATTAAAATGGCATTATCATTTAATCAGCAGAAGGGGTCTGCTCAAAAAACCTCTATCGCAAGCTATCAGTATGTTGATGGCGACAACAAAGTCCGTATCGTAGGAGATATTCTCGCTCGCTATGTATACTGGATCAAAGGTGAGAACGACAAGAATATTCCTTTGGAATGTCTGTCTTTTGATCGTAACGCTGAGACCTTTAATAATAAGGAAAAAGACTGGGTTCGTGAATACTACCCTGATCTTAAGTGTGGCTGGAGCTACGCTACTCAGTGTATTGACAAAGGTCAGGTAAAAGTTATTAACCTGAAAAAGAAGCTCTGGGAGCAAGTTAAAACTGCTGCTGAAGACCTTGGCGACCCTACCGACCCGAAAACTGGTTGGGATGTATGCTTTAAGCGTGTAAAGACTGGCCCTCTGCCTTATAACGTAGAGTATCAGTTGCAGGCTCTTAAGTGCAAGCCTAGTGCTCTTAAAGAGAGTGATCTGGCTCTGGTTGAGGACTTAAAGTCTATGGACGAAGTAATGTCACGTCCAACTCCCGACGCACAGAAAGAACTGCTTGACCGAATACGTCAAGCAAGCACTTCTGAAATTGATGAAACTATTGAAGAACAGTTTGCATGATTTTATTCACAGCAGACTGGCATCTAAAGCTGGGTCAGAAAAATGTCCCCCTTAAATGGGCTGAAGCCAGATACAAAAGTTTTTTTAACCAGATAAGTGAGTTAGAGAAACAATGTACCATGCATGTAATAGGAGGCGATCTTTTTGATCGTCTTCCTAGCATGGAGGAGCTGCAACTTTACTTTTCGTTTATTCGAAAGGTTACTATTCCAACCCTGATTTACGATGGAAACCACGAAGCTACAAAAAAGAATAAAACTTTCTTTACGCACCTAAAACAAGTATCTAGGGATATAAATCCATTAATAAATATTGTGGATATATCTTATATAGATCAGGACTTGGGCTACGGCGTTTTACCCTATGCAGAGTTGCACAAGAAAAACGCCTTAGACCATTTCAATAAGAGTAAGCCTTTATTTACACATGTTAGAGGGGAGATTCCTCCGCATGTAAAGCCAGAAATTGATTTAAAACTTCTGGAAGATTTCCCTATAGTATTTGCAGGGGATCTACATGCTCATAGTAATACTCAGAATAACATAGTATACCCAGGCAGTCCTATGACAACTTCTTTTCATCGAAATGAGGTTGAAACAGGGTATTTACTTATTGATAGTAAAAACTGGTCTTGGACATGGCATAAATTTGAACTGCCACAACTGTTAAGAAAGACAGTATCAGATCCAAATGATATGATTCCAAGTGACTATCATCATACAATTTATGAATTAGAAGGTGATATTCAAGACCTTTCAAAAATAAAAAACTCAGAACTACTAGATAAAAAGGTAGTACGGCGAAGTAGTGAAGCAACTCTTGTTCTTAGTAAAGAAATGACTATAGCAGAGGAGTTGTCCGAATATTTAGAGTATATTCTAGAACTACCAAAAGATAAAATATCTAGCATATTGGGAACTTATAATGATTACTCTAAAACAGCTACAGTGGAATGATTGTTTTAGTTATGGTTCAAATAATGAATTA